ATTGCATAAAACATCAACACTGGTCAGTTTTCGAGCAAGCACACATGACTCTAGAGATAGAGACAACCAGAGGAATAGCAGCACAGATTCTAAGGCATAGATCATTTACATATCAGGAATTTTCGCAACGTTATGCTAACACTAACATGTTAGGTAAAATTGACGTGCCTGATCTTAGAAGTCAGGATCATAAAAATAGACAAAACAGTATAGATGACATACCGCAAGATCAGAAAGCGAGGTTACAAGGGCAGATTGAAAGGTATTTCGCTGAAGGACTTGACCTATACAATGAACTCATACGTGAGGGCATTGCGAAGGAATGTGCGAGATTTGTTCTCCCTTTAGCAACACCAACCCGAATATACATGACAGGCAGTGTTCGGTCTTGGATTCACTATATAGATTTAAGATCTGCACATGGTACGCAAAAAGAACACATGGACATTGCCGAAGCATGTAGACAGATTTTTATAAAACAATTTCCCATTGTATCAACAGCATTAGATTGGAGTTAGTATGCCATTATACCCAGTGAAGAATTACAAAACAGGTGAAGAAAAAGAACTCAACCTCACTATCTCAGGATATGAGAAGTGGAGGGAAGAGAATCCCGAATGGGAGAAGAACTGGCAAGCAGGAACTATGTCTGCTGTCAGGGAAATTGGTGATTACCAAAACAAACTTCCACAAGGTTTCAAAGATCGTCTAAACAACGTCAAGAAACATCACCCGTACGCTCAATTCGACAAAATCTAGTATGCCTGTAAAAAGCAAAAAGCAACCAACAATGGTTGGACTATCATCCAGACAAATGAGAAAAAAACCTATAGGAGCAGACCACTTATTAGATATCAAACCTCTTACACCATCACAAGAGAAGGTGTATGAGGCATGGCAGAGTAATAAGCATCTATTTCTATTTGGAGCAGCAGGAACAGGTAAATCATTTATCACACTATATCTTGCACTCAAGAGCATTCTAGATGAATCTACACCGTATAATAAGTTGTATATTGTTAGGTCATTAGTTCCTACTAGAGAGATTGGTTTCTTGCCTGGCGACCATGAAGATAAGGCAAACCTATATCAGATACCATACAAGAACATGGTACGTTATATGTTTGAGATGCCTGATGATGCATCATTTGAGATGCTATATGGCAACCTAAAAGCACAAGATACTATATCATTCTGGTCTACAAGTTTTATTCGTGGAACTACCATAGATAATAGTATAGTCTTGGTTGATGAGTCTGAGAACTTGAACTTTCATGAATTAGATAGTATAATAACAAGACTAGGTGTGAATAGTAAGATCATCTTTGCAGGGGATGCTGCACAGAGTGACCTTGTTAAGGCACATGAGAAAACTGGTATCATGGACTTCAAGAAAATTATTGATGACATGGATGAGTTTGAGAGTATTGAGTTTGGCATTGACGATATCGTGAGATCAGGTCTAGTCAAATCTTATTTGATTAGTAAATTGAATCTTGGCATTTAAACATTTAAACCTACATAACTTTCCACAGTTAAAAGCAACAACTACACCAGAGGGTAGGAGATATCGTGTTGGCGATTCTCTCTACCCTTCGGTTACAACTGTGATAGGACATTCCAAGAAGAAAGCAATATTCGAGTGGAGACAAAAGGTTGGAGAAGAAGAAGCAAATAAGATATCTAAACGTGCATCTACACGTGGTAATAAATGCCATAAATTATGTGAACTATATCTAGAAAATAAATCAATTAGTCAGTATAGTGATGACCCACTATCCATGGGGTTATTTTACCAGATTAAACCCTACCTAGATAGTATTGATAACATACATGCCCTAGAAGAACCTTTGTCTTCTAGTCTCTTGAAAATGGCAGGAAGAGTTGATTGTATTGCAGAATACAATGGAGAGTTAGCGATAATAGATTTCAAAACCTCTACAAAGTACAAACGTGAAGAATGGATACACGACTACTTTGCACAGGAGACAGCATATGCTATAATGTTTCAAGAGTTGACTGGTTTGATACCCAAGAAACTTGTTACAATTATCGCTTGTGAGACAGGCGAACCACAGGTATTTGAAATTTATGACACAATTAAGTATGCTCGCAAACTCAAAGAGTACATTGACGCCTATAGGAGTGCCCATGGCAACTGGTAAAGTTGAAGACATTTTTGAAAAGAACTTTATGACCGCTGCAAAGTTTTCAGTGGAGATAGAGAATATTGTCAAGGAAGGTGACCTTAATTATATCGAGGCAATCGTGCAGTTTTGTGAAGATAAAAATATAGAAATGGATGGTATCAGTAAGTTAATATCTAAACCACTAAAAGAGAAATTAAAGTTTGACGCACAACGTCTAAACTACATGAAGAGAACATCAAAAGCAATACTTAAACTATGAGTGGAATAGAGGTCTACAAAATGTACCTCTCTCTGAAACTTCACTTTACTACAGACACATTCGACTATTTCAAATATGGTAACGCTGCTAAGGCATCTCAGCAGTCATTTGATAGTCGCAGAGATAAATTCTTTTTTGTGAAACTTTCGAGGACTTTCAAGGAGGACGAGCTACGCGAATTTTTTGTAGCAAACATGATAGTAGAGGACAAAGTATATCCTGCTACATTGGTAAGAGAAGGTGCAAAGAATTATCAAGAGTATCTCAAAAGAAAACAATCACTCTCATATAGATTCAAAGAAGATGTAATGACTCTACATGACATCTCGCACTTGTTTGATAAATTGTTTATAATAGATGGTATGCACCCACCCTTGCTAAAAGCACATCTAGGTGGTAAGATAAGCATAGAGACATTGGCAATCTTCAATCAAATTTTCAACTATGTTGACAATTTTGACAAGATTATCAAAGAAGAAATCGTATGGAAACCCATCCGTAATCGGGTAGTGAAATACGAACCCTTTATTAGTATAGATAAAGGTAAATATAAGAGTATCATCAAACAACAATTTGTATGAAATTTTTCCAATCAGAAGTAGTTCAAGAAGAACTAACACAAATGCAAGAACTTTACATGGACATCAACCGTATGGGTCTGATGTTGAATTTATCTCAGAAAAGAGAACAGTTGGATAAGATGATGCGTCTAATAGAACTTCAACAGACTATGTACATGCGTGTTACATTGTCTGAAGATCCAGAAGCAAAGAAACTGGTAGATCAGGTAAAAAATGCTGCTGCTATGTTAGGTATGCCAAAAGAGGAAATAGGTCCTCAGTTCTATGATAAACTGAAAGATAATGTAAGAAAAATGATGAAGGAGTTACCAGAAGAATGATCGCACTAATAGTAGTCATAGTATTGATTGCAGCAGCAGGGTGGATGATAAGGTATTATGACCCGCATAACTAATATTCCCAACCTTGAGGGATATGGTGTTTTTGTTGACGACATAGATTTTAAAAATATGTCTCGACGAGAATGGATGGATCTTGGCAAGTTGCATATGGATAAACTTGTCATGATTATCAGAAAGACTGGTCTCCAAAAACAATCTTTCTTACAGGTTATGAGAAAGTGGGGACAGGACAGACAAAATTATGCAGCAACTTTGTTTGCCAAGTATCCATGGGCAGAAGGTAATGTCGTAAAACTTATAAGAAGTCCAGAACTAGAACAAGAAGATAGAGATACTATCAAAGAATTTTTTCGTGTCGGTGGTGGTAATCTAAAGACAGGAAATGCACTGAGAATCAGTGGTAAGAAACTCAATGGCAAACCCATAGGCATGTTCGCTGAGGGTGAGTTACTATGGCATAGTAATGAGAGTGGTGACATAGCATTTACACCCGCAGTTGCACTGTTAGGTGTAGAGAATGTAAAACAGAGTGCTACAGGTTTTATGGTAACAACACCATATTACTATGGTGTAAGTGATAGTTTTCGTAGTGAACTAGATGAGATGGTTCTCATCCATAATTTTATGCCTGGCAAGATAAATCCTGGTCTCAATGATCCACAGGACAATCTGATGTATAAGAACATGTGCCCTGATGCAGACACAGAGATACCTCTGGTTATACAGA